TGTAGGATTAACTGTTTGGCTTCTTTAGCGTCAGACCATAGCGACCATACGTCATCGCCCCAGTCCACCTCATGCTCAACCGTACTGGAGTAACGGTACGCTACAATGTCACCGTCAATCAGTAGTGTTCTCTTCATTAGATGCCTCCGTGGATAGTTGTTTATAAATCTTTAGGGTGTCTGTAGAGAACAACTTAGATAGGTTGACTAGGTACATCTTCGATGCCCAGTTATCCCCACCGCTAACGATACGATGGTCATCTAGTTCCTCTACAATCTTCTTCAATACCTTTGTCTCAAATACTAGGGTGCAATACACCTCATCATTGACAGCTAAGTTATGGAACCAGTAGTCAGATTCTGTGGCATTGATGCCTGAAGGTTTGCCATAGGATTCAAACTCGATTGCTATGTTTCCTGTAGAAGTCCACATACCTCTCTCTGTCTTTACCTCAACCTTCTTGTTCTCTAACATATCTAGCACTTTATCTTCGTGCATCTGTCCATAAGCTAAGTCTAAATCAAACTTCTTTCTGTCTGGCTTAGTGGGTTTCAGCCCAGTTGTTTCCGATGTTGTATTCTCCTGTAAGTTCACATCTGATGTTGAAGTGTTCACCTGCTTTTTTAATACATTCGACTGCGAGTAATCCGATTTCATTAGCCATATCTTCCTTTGTCTCTAACTGAATTTCATCATGTACCCAAGCAACCTGCTTGCATGACTCTAGTAGCCCTTTGTCCTTTAAAGCTCTATCGAACTCGACCATCCATTGCTTACATATCAATGCACCTGCTGACTGAAGTAAGACGTTCAGTGCTGCATGAGATGACCTGACCTTCAGGTGTCTACCGTCTAGCCCTACTAGGTAGCCACGCTTCGATGCTTCTGTAACACGGTCTATCAACTTGGCGAGTGCAGGTAGCTTTGCTAAGAATCTTTTCTTTAGAACTGAACCTGCACCTGGCCCTTTACCTACAATCTCACCTAGCTTTCCCACACCTGCGCCATACAGAAATCCATAGATGAATGTCTTGGCCTGTGGGCGTGTCCTTAGTCCTGCTGCTTCTTGGTTAGCCGTGTGTATATCACCGTTCACCACAGTCTCACCGTAAGCACCACCGTCATACTTAGCCATGTAGTGAGCCAAGCATCTAAGCTCTAGGCCAGACACATCGACACCTACTAGCTTTTTGCCTCTGGGTACTGTGAACAACTCACGACACTCCTTTCCATAGGGCGCACCACAGGACGGAACCTGTGCCACGTTAGGGTAAGCGTGTGTTGCTCTCCCTGTGACGGCTCCGTTTGTATTACAAGACCCGTGGATGCGCCCCCCTCGCTCAACCTTTAGCCATGCTTGTCTACCATCTCCAAGCTGACCCAAGCGTTTAATGAGTGTGTAGTATTCGACTAACAGCTTTGCCTCTGGATAAGGTAACTTGGACAGAACATCCTCATCGACCTTCGGCTTGCCATCATTGGTAAAGTCTTTAGGCTCCCAACCTCTGAGTGCTATCAATCGGTTAGCCACATGGTCACGGCTACCTGGATTGAACTCGACCTGCCTAACCTTGTAGGTCTTGACACCCTTCACATAGCCTCTGGTCTTGTTGTTTACCTTCGGTATAAACGGTGTCTTGATTTCCCAGTTAGGGAAGGCTGACTTGAGTTCTGTTTCCAGTTCCAACTTTCGTCCTGATAGCTCCGCATATAGCTTACCCGCAGCCTCTGCGTCAAAGGTAAATCCAGTAGCCTCTTGCCTGTAAATAAGTTCAGCAACTTCATGTTCAAGTTCGATTGATTGTTGTGAGTATTCTTTAGCAACTATCTTTTGCCAAAGGGTGTTGGTTACTTCTACATCTTGGAAGCAATAGCTCATCATTTCTTCAGAGTATTCTTCCCATCCACCATCGTAGTCATCCTTGTAGTCACCGATGCGTTGCCCCCATGCCCGTAGGCTGTGGCTACCTATCAGATTTCTAGGGAAGTCTGTTCTGGTGAAGTCGGCTTGCTTGACATCAGCCCATATGAGCCGTGTGCAAACCAAGGTGTCTCTTATGATTCCTTTCGGATTAAAAGCACCTAGCTTTTGTAGTACAGGAATGTCGTACTTGATGATGTTATGCCCACATATCATGTCAGCATTCTCTAGCTTAGGAATGGCTTCAGTCCATACGCCTTTGCCGTGGTAACCCAATGCTTCACCAGTCTCTATATCTTTGAGAACTATGCAGTGAACCTTGGTTACATCATCAAGCAGACCGTCAGTTTCTAAATCAAATATGTAACTAGAACTCATCAGCCACCTCATCAAATTCTGGATTGCACTCAAGCAAACGTCCCGTCTGTGGATTGTACTGAACGTGACAAGCTATGCCTGTCTCACCACTGAAACGATTCTTAAGTACCCTCACTGTTGTTGTGTTGGATTGCTCACCTTGTTGGTCACGCTCTAGGGATATCACCATGTCAGATAGCTGGGCTATGGCATGGCTACCACGCAACTGAGAGAGGCTGGTTACTGCTCCTTCCTCATGCCCTCTGTCACCGCTGGGACGCTTGAGATGGGACACCAATATCAACCCTACGCCTGTCTCTTGGACGAGGGTACGCAGAGCAGTCATGGCGTTATCTATCAGCCTACGTTCATCCCCGTCACCCAAACCTGATACAACAATAGATAAGTGGTCAAGAACAATCCAAGAACACTCACATCCTTGTGCCAAGAAACGGACTCGATTAAGTAGGTTGTCAATCTGCGTAGAACCGAATGAATCATAAAAGTAAGTTCTGCCATTACCAATAACGCTATCATAAGCACCTCTAAGTTCTTCGCTTTCTGTTGTTGTCAGTCCCAAGTGCAAAGGCTTGTTAAGGTGCAGACCCATCAGTCCCAGAGCCGTACGCTTTACCGTCTCTTCTAACATGATAAATCCTACAGACTCACCTGTGTTAATTAGGTGATAGCCTATCTCTCTGGCTAGGTTGGACTTACCAATGCCTGACCCTGCTGTGATGGTAGTAAGCTCAGACTTCCTAAGTCCTCTGGTTTTCTCATTAAGTCCTTGGTAGGGGTAGTCAACAGCATGAACAACATCCTGTGTAGAGACAGATGTCCATAGGTCATCCCCTGCAACAATACCATCTGGCCTGTAAACCTTGGCTTCCCACATAGCACTGATAAGTTCTTTTGACTTACCCTGAACGAGCATCTCGTTAGCGTCCTTAAGTGGGAGCGAGGCAATCTTAGCCTTGCCAGGTGCGAGGACTGAAGCACAAGCCTTAGCTGCTTTCTGCCCTGCCTCATCCATATCAAACATAAACACCACAGTCTCAAACTTCTGGAGCCACTCAAGGGATTTTTGTACGTCCTTCTTAGCTCCCTGTGCGCCATTCTTGACTGAGACTACAGGCCACTTGTTGCCCTGCACTTGTGATAGTGACTGGGCATCTAGCTCACCCTCAGTGACACATATCATCTTGCCACCGTCACGCCACATCCACTCACCGTAGAGGCCACAGTCTCTTGATGAGCCATTCCATTGGAACGTCTTATCGGCAAACCTTAGCTTCTGGGCAATGACTGTTCCGTCTTTATAATAGTTAGCTACCTGACAGGTCTTCCCGTTGTGTGTTGAAACACGGTAGTCAAACTTTCTGCAAGTATCTTCAGTGATACCTCGCTTAGGAAGTGCTTTAATTTCTCCTTTGAACTTATTGATATATAAGGATTCTACTTCTTCCTGCTTCTCAAATGGGAAGTCTTCATTAATCATTGTGTCTGCCTTCTCGTAGTATCCACACCCAAAACAATGAGCATGACCATCAGAGTAGCGGGCAAGATTATCTCTCGACCCGCACTCTGGACATGGCTCGTGTGCAATGAAAGTGGAATCATTAAGTTCCTCTTGCATTCATCCACTCCTGTACATCAAATGATGGACACGCTTTATCTGCTACTTCATTGTGACCAATGATTCTAGCCTCTGGATATTTGGCTGATAAGCCATCTACCAAGATACTGAGCATTCCCCACTGTGCTTCTGTGAAGTTATCTTCAGGGTCACCTTCATCATTGATACCACCTACCAGACAGACTCCAACTGAGTAGCTGTTGTGTCCTCTGGCGTGTGCGCCAATGTCATTGAAGTCTCTACCTATCTCGATAGAGCCGTCACGCTTTATGACAAAGTGGTAGCCAATCTTTAGCCAGCCTTTTTGCCTATGCCAACGGTCTATCTCTCTTGCATCTATATCTTGAGATGGGCGAGTTGCAGCGCAGTGGATAATTATTTCTTCCGTCCTTTTACGCCCTTGCATAATTCCTCCGTAGTCAATTTAGTTTTCTTTGGTAGCTTCTCTTTAATCCAATCCAACGGGATGCTTTTGTCGGCATACTGGAAGCCCAGACGCTGACACCACATCCCATAAGTTGTCCTTGATTTACTACCGATTCTTGTCCGTGAGTTGCTGAAGACAAACCGTATGTCTAACTCTGGGTTCTGCTCTTTGATGAGCTTGTGCTTAGACCTGTCGCTACTGAGG